ATGGTACAATTACAAGCGCAAAATTAGCAGGTTCTATTGCAAATAACAAATTAGCAAACTCATCAATTACTGTAAACGGTTCAGCTGTTTCTTTAGGCGGTTCAATTACAAGTCAACATATTGATTGGCAATCAGTTGTAACTGCTGACGGTTCTACTGAAACAACAGCCACATCTGGTTATGGATATTTTATTGATACCACAAATAATACACACACAATTAATTTACCTTCTTCACCAAGTGCCGGCGATTATGTCGCAATTAAAGATTACGCAGAAACATTCGGTACAAACGCATTAACAATTGGCCGTAATGGTTCAAATATTCAAGGTAATGCAAACAATTCAGAAATTTCAACTAATAGAGCAAGTGTTGTATTAGTTTATATTGATTCAACAAAAGGTTGGTTATATACTAACGAATCAAATGTGGCCGATTTACAGACACCACCATATATAACTGCTACAGGCGGAACAGAAACCACTTCAGGTAATTACAAAATTCACACTTTCAATTCATCTTCAAACTTTGTTGTATCTGAAATAGGCTCTTTATCAGCTAACAATGAGATGTCATACTTAGTTGTCGCAGGTGGCGGCGGTGGAGGTGGTAACGGACCTGGAGGAAACGCATCAGACGGAGGTGGCGGCGGAGGTGCCGGAGGTTTTAGAGAGAGTAAATCAGGTGTTGATAGTTATACTTCATCACCATTAGAAGGTTCAACAAATGTTAGTGTAACAGCTCAAACTTATCCTATTACAGTTGGTGCCGGCGGTCCAGGTACATCAGGCGCTATAGCTACAAATGGTTCAAATTCAGTTTTTAGTACAATCACATCAGCTGGTGGTGGTGCAGGAGGGTCCAGAGGTGAAACTATTCCGGGTTATCCAGCACACGCAGGCGCTAACGGAGGTTCTGGAGGTGGTGCAGGCGGTGATGGCGCTTGTGCTAGTGGTGGTTCAGGAAATACTCCACCAGTAAGTCCTTCTCAAGGAAATGCTGGAGGTAATGCTGGTACAGGCATTGCGGCCGCTCCACATTGGGCTTCAGCTGGTGGCGGAGGCGCTACAGCAGCAGGAGGAAATGCTTCTCCAGGAAGTGCAGGTAACGGTGGTGCAGGTGCAACAACATCAATTTCAGGATCATCAACTGCTTATGCAGGAGGTGGCGGCGGCGGAGCCGAACAACCAAATGTAGGAACAGGTGGTTCTGGTGGAGGAGGAAATGGCGGTTCTAGTAATGTACCAGCAACGAATACATCAGGTTCATCTAATACAGGCGGAGGCGGAGGCGGAGGTGACGCACAATCAGGTGCAGCCGGCGGTTCAGGTGTTGTTATTATTAGATACAAATATCAGAATTAATAGAGGAAAAATTATGAAAAAATTATGGAAAAAAATTAAAGGATTTTTCTTTTCAGCTCCTTTAGTATTGACAAAAGAAGTTAAAAAAATTGATACAAAAGATTTAGAAAAGAAAACAAAAGCCGAGTTAGAAAAACTAGGTAGAAAAATCGGTATCGAATTAGATAAACGATTGACAAAAGCGAAATTGATTGCAGAAATCAAAAAACAAAATAAAAAACTATAACATTAAGGATATATTATGGCAGATATGATAACCATTGATGGTAATGAATATGAAGCTGAACAACTACCTTTAGAATTAAGAAACTACATAGTTGCTCGACAAGAAATTCAACAATCAAAAGTAAGACACGAAATTGAATTGGAAAAAATAGAAGTATTAACGAATTTTTATAACGGAAAAATACAAGAAGGAATAAAACAATTCAATGGCGGCAGTAGCAAATCTTAGAATAGACCAAGGCGCTTCTTTTAGTTCAGATGTAACTGTAACTAATTCAGATGGTGTAGCCGTAGATTTAGCGGGGTATACAACCTTTGCTAAGATGGCAAAACAACATGGTGCCTCGACAACAATAAGTATCACAGCAAATATAGCTTCCGATACTACAACAGGTGTTATTGAATTGTCTTTAAATGATACACAAACAGCAGCTTTAGAAGCTCCTGGAAGATATGTGTATGATGTATATATCACAAAAACAACAGATAGTACAGTTACCCGAGTTATCGAAGGAATTATTACTGTAAATCCAAAAGTTTAAATATTCCTAAGTCTTTTTTTATTATAAATATTACAAAGAGAGAGGGAAGTCATGGTAAAAGCAGTTATTAATCAAACTGGTGGTGTTAAAGCGAATATTAACTCATCAACTTCTTCAGGACCCCAACAGGTTTCTGTCCAAGTCCCGAGCACAAATGTAAATATTACAAATGTGAATAGACTAAGAAGTTTATCGGATGTTGATTCATCTAGTTTAACAGATGGTGCTTTGTTACAATATGACGCTTCCTCAGATAAATTTAAAACAAGAAACGAGTTAGATACTACATCAGGAACATTAGTATTTAACGGAGGCAATTTTTAGGAGCATTAAATGTCAACAGTAATTCAGATAAAAAGAAGTAGTAATACTTCAGCTCCATCAACGCTAAAACTAGGTGAATTAGCTTATACTTATGGTACTGGTACTCAAGCCAACAACGGTGATAGACTTTTTGTTGGTGAAGGTGGTGTAGATGGTAACGGTGACGCTAATAATATAACAGTAATTGGCGGTCAATATTTTGTAGATAAATTAGACCATGTAGATGGTACTTTAACGGCGAGTTCAGCTTTAACAACAGATTCAAACTCAGCTATTAGTGCAATCAATATAGGTAATTCAGCAACAGTAGGTGGTACACTTAAATTTAACGAAGGAACAAATAACGGCGCACACTTTGTTTCTCTTAAATCTCCAAATGCAGTTGCAGCTAACTTAGCATTAACATTACCAGGCACAGACGGTTCATCCGGCCATGTAATGACAACAGACGGTTCAGGTAATTTATCGTTTGCAGCTCCAGCAACGAATCTTACTTTAGTTGATGAAAGTTCCACTTCAACTACAATTAACCTACTTACAGAAACTTTAAAAATTACTGGTGGTAACGGTATTGTTACTTCATTATCAAGTGATACTTTAACGGTAGGTTTTGATGATGACGCTGTGTTTAATGGCGTTGACATGAACGGTACTGAATTATTTTTAGACGCAGACAAAGATACTTCAATTACTGCTGATACAGATGACCAGGTTGATTTTAAACTTGGCGGTGCAGATATACTTACACTTACACCAGGTTCTATTGCCCTTAAAAATGCAGGTACAGCTTCTGATATTAAATTTTATTGTGAGAGTTCAAATGCTCATTATACATCATTAAAATCAGCTGCTCACTCAGCTTACTCTGGAAATGTTGTACTAACATTACCAGCGGCTACAGACACACTTGTAGGTAAAGCTACAACTGATACATTATCAAATAAATCAATCGACTTAGGAACCAATACTATAACAGGTAGTGTAGCAGAATTTAATAGTGCATTACAAAGTGATAGTTTTGCAACTTTAGCTAATACAGTAACATTAACAAATAAAACAATTAATGGTCCTGATAATACACTTACAAATATTGCAAATGGTTCATTAGCAAACAGTTCAGTAACTTTTGGTTCAACTGAAGTTGCTCTTGGTGCTTCAAGTACAGCAATTGCAGGTGTAACAGAATTAACAGTTGATAATTTAAATATTAATGGTAACACAATTACATCAACTGATTCAAACGGCGATATAATTTTAGACCCTAACGGTTCAGGTGATATTGATGTTAACTCTAGTAAAATTGTCAATGTAACTAATCCATCTAGCGCTCAAGACGCTGCTACCAAAGCATATGTCGATAGTGTTGCAAATGGTTTAGATGTAAAAGATAGTTGTAGATTAGCTACAGCAAGTGCATTAGCGGCTGTTACATATAATAACGGTGCAGGTACTTTAACTGCTGACGCTAACGGTGCATTAACAATTGACGGCGTTGCTACTGTAGCAAATGACAGAGTTCTAATTAAGAACCAAGCAAGTGCAGTACAAAACGGTATCTATAAAGTAACAACAATCGGTTCTGGTTCAGCGGCTTTCGTTTTAACAAGAAGTCCTGACGCAGACACAGCTGCTGAGTTAACTGGCGGAACATTCTTCTTTGTTGAAGAAGGTACTGCTAACGCAGATAACGGTTATGTTGCAACTCACAACGGCACACCAACATTTGGTTCTACGAATATTCAATTTCAACAATTCTCAGGTGCAGGTCAAATTAGTGCTGGTGACGCATTAACTAAAACAGGTAACACAATTGATGTTGCAGTAGATGACAGTTCAATCGAAGTCGCTTCAGACGCAATAAGAGTTAAAGCTACAGGTATTACAAATGCCATGTTAGCAGGTTCAATTGCAGCCTCTAAATTAGCAGGTTCAATTGGTAATTCAAAACTTTCAAACTCATCAATTACTGTAGGCGATGGTTCAAATACTACAGCAGTTTCACTTGGTGGCACAATAACATATGCAGCTGGCGAGGGTATGGATGTAGTTGAAAGTTCAGGTACAATTACCTACTCTGCTGAGGACGCAACAAGTTCAAATAAAGGTGTGGCTTCATTCGCTTCAGCTAACTTTACAGTTAGTTCAGGTGCAGTAACGGTCACAGGTATAGACGGCGGAACATTTTAATTAGTCGTCAACTGGATAAAGGATATTATTAATGGCGACAGTTATTAAATTAAAACGAGGTACAAGTACACCAACTACAAGTGATATTGTTAGTGGTGAGGTTGCCATTGATACTAGCGCCAAAAAGTTTTATATCAACGATAGTGGTACAATTAAAGAAATCGCTGGTGGTTCTGGCGGTGGTGTAGTTGGAGCTACAGTATTAGGTGGCGATGTTAAAGCCTATACAGGTGATGGTTCGACAGTAGGTTATACTGTTACATCTGGCGCAGATGTTGAAAATGTTTTAGTATTTGTCAACGGTGTATATCAAAGACCAACTACTGATTACACAGTTTCATCTACAACTTTAACTTTTGGTACAGCTCCTGTAAGTGGTGATGTAATCACAATTAAAGAATTGGTTGAAGGCGGTACTTCAATAAAAATTGTTGATGATAGTTCAACTGAAACTCAATTACTTTCTGGCGAATCTTTAAAAATTACAGGTAGTGGTGGTGTTACAACAAGTTTAAGTGGCGACACTTTAACAATTGCAGGTGCAGCTTCACTTTCAGTACAAGACGAAGGCTCAGCATTAGCAACAGCAGCTACAACTGTAAACTTTGTAGGTGCAGGTGTAACTGCTTCAGGTACAGGTGCAACAAAAACAATTACAATACCAGGTGGTGGTGGAGAAATATTTAAAAATATTCTTATGCCTGATGGTTCTACAACTATATCAGCAGACGCTTCTACAGACACATTAACACTTGCACAATCAGGTTTAGTTACCATTACAGGCAATTCTAGTAATGATACAGTAACAATTGGTACAGCTGCAAATGCACAGTTACCTTTTTTAAAAGCAGACGGTAGTTCCTCTGATATTGATTTTCAAACATCAGGTACAATTGGCGACATACTAAATAACTTACATATACCATTTACAAAAGCAAATGGTTCGAGTGTAACAACATTGGTGGTAGCATAATATGGCAGTTAAAACTCCAGTAAAAGCAACCTTTACAGGAAGTGATGTAACTGGTCTTGCAGAATTTCAGACAGCAGATTTTATTGCTGTAACAGATGGTGGTACAGGTTTAGGTTCTATAGGTTCGGCAGGCCAAGTATTAAAAGTAAATGCTGGCGGTACGGCATTAGAATATGGAAATGTAGAAGCAATTGTTAATATTGATGGTGCTACTGATTTAACATCAAACACATTAGCAACAACTGATTTACTTTTAGCTTCAGATGGTGGCACAGAGGGTAGAATTACCTTAGGACAAATAGACACTTTATTTACAAGTACAACACAAACTTTGACAAATAAGACTTTAACCTCTCCTAAAATTAATGAAGATGTTGCAGTTACGGCTACAGCTACAGAAATTAATCATACTGACGGAGTTACTAGTAATATTCAAACACAAATTGATACTAAGGCTACTACAGCATTTGCTATCGCACAAGCAGTCGCTTTAGGATAAGGATAAATAATAGTATGGCTAATCCAAATAGTAGAGAAAATTTAAAACAATACGCTTTAAGAGCGCTAGGTAAACCTGTAATTGAAATCAACGCTAGTGATGACCAATTAGATGATAGAATTGATGAAGCTTTACAATATTTCGCACAGTTTCATTACGACTCTATTAGAAGAACATATTTGAAATATAAATTAACTGCTTCAGAAAAAACTCGTTTAGCAGCTATTAATCCTAGTTCAGAAACAGCAACAAAGAATTCAGTATCAACAACATGGTATGAAGATAACAACTTTTTGGTAGTACCAGAATCAGTTATCTCAGTTATAAACATACTTCCATTTTCTAATAAAGGTAATCTAAACTTATTTGATGTAAGATACCAAATGAGATTAAATGACCTTTACGATTTTTCTTCAACATCAATTATTAATTATGATGTTGTACTAAGACATTTAGACTTTTTAGACCATGTATTAGTTGGAGAAAAACCAATCCGATTTAATCAACATGATAACAGACTATACATTGATATGGACTGGACAAATGATTTAGCAACAGATGAATGGATTGTAATAGAGTGTTATAGAAAATTAGACCCGGATACTTTTACAGATGTTTATAATGATATTTACTTAAAGAGATATGTTACATCATTATTTAAAAAACAATGGGGTGCCAATTTATCAAAGTTTAATGGTGTTGCTATGGTTGGTGGCGTTACATTAAATGGTCAACAAATATTTTCAGAAGCTTTACAAGAAATTGATAAGTTAGAAAACGATATAAGAAGTACATTTGAATTAAATCCAGCAATGATGATAGGATAGTGCCATGGCCGTTAATCACTTTTTTCAAAACGGAAACGGTATTGGAAATAAAAACGAAGCAAAGTTACACGAAGACCTAATCATAGAAGGCCTAAAAATATTTGGGCATGATGTTTATTACCTACCAAGAACACTAGTTAACCAAGACCTAATATTAGGTGAAGATAGTTTATCTAAATTTGATGACTCTTATCTAATAGAGATGTATGTTGAAACAACAGAGGGTTTAGCTGGCGAACAAGAATTAATTAATAAGTTTGGTTTAGAAATCAGAGAAGAAACAACTTTCATGTTGTCTAAACGAAGATGGATGGATGCTGTTGATAGTTACCATACAATGATTAAAGAGGGTAGACCTAATGAGGGTGATATAATTTATTATCCTTTAATGAATAAGTTTTTTGAAATTAGTTTTGTAGAAGACCAAGAGCCATTCTTTCAATTAGGCAACTTGCCAGTTTACAAATTAAGAGCTAGAACATGG